GAATGAAATGGGGCGTAAGACGTTACCAGAACAAAGATGGTTCTTTGACTTCGGCTGGTAAAGACCGTTATAATCAAAAGACTTCGGGAGTAGGCATGTCCGAAGTAACAAAAGCCGTAATTGCAATGACCACTTCGGCTATAGCTGTAACCGCTCTTCAAGTTGGGTTATTAAAAGCAGGACAATCAAGGGTTAATAAGATAGTTCAGAAGGAGCTTAATCAATCCAAAGATCGTGTTCCAAAAAATTGGTCAGACGTTCCTAAAATTAAAGGCGATCATTCGGTTGACTCTGATACCAAAGCGATAAATCCAAAGTACATGACAACCCCTGGGTATAGTCAAAACTGTTCTAATTGTGCAGCAACTTATGAAATGCGAAGAAGAGGGTATGATGTAGAAGCGAAACCCCTTGTAACTGGCGTTACTTATGATCATATACGCAATCAATACGTTGGTCGAAAAGAGCAATCGTTACAGGGTATGACTTCAAACGATGTTTTAAGAGCTGCGGAACAGTGGGGAGATGGAGCGCGGGGCGTTATTATAGTTGCATTTGATCATCGGCCAAACCCAACCGGTCACATTTTTTCGATAGAAGTAACTAATGGTAAAGCGAGTTTTGTCGATGCGCAAAGTGGAAAAGTAAACAATTCGCTTAATATTAACATGATTAATAATAACGCTAGCAACGGAGGGTTGTTTTGGAGAACTGATAATGTTACACTATCTAATGCGGTGCTAGATACTTGCTTAGTTAGAAGAGGAGGATAATACTATGATTACTTTACGTCAGGCCTATAAGAAAGTTAAGAAACTGCCAGAACACAACGTGTTGATGAGGTGTGTTGATTCACATGATAAGTGGTTGTTCGAGTTTCATAATACAAAACTCAAACCAGGAGAGATGCTAATTGGTGGCGGTTTTGACATTGTTGATAAGGAAACCGGAACAGTATCGTCAATTCCTGTTTTTATGGCTCAAGATATGATTGACCGAGGTGTTGATTTAGACATCAAGCAGTTCAACTAGCTTTATAAGGCGTTATACCCGATTTACCACCGACCGTAACAGGACCGGTGGTTTTCTTATGAAAGGAAAATTCAAAATGGAAGAATCCTTTGGTTCCCGGTTTAGAAACGCCTGGAACGTTTTCTTTAATAAAGACCCCACAATAAATTACCGCGAGGTGGGAACCACATACACCTATCGTCCTGACAGGCCAAGACTCACTCGTGGTAACGAACAATCTATTGTTACCGCTATATACAATCGAATAGCCATAGACGCATCGGCGATCACAATTAAACACGTAAAGCTAGACGAAAACGACCGTTTTATATCTGTTATGGACTCCCAAATGAACAAGTGTTTTACTCTGTCGGCAAACATGGACCAGACTGGAAGAGCTTTTCTACAAGACGTCGTGATGTCTATGTTGGATGAAGGATGTGTTGCTCTCGTACCTGTCGATACGAACATAAACCCTAGACGCAGTGGCTCTTTCGATATTCTCTCTCTGAGAACCGGACAAATACTTGAATGGCGTCCGAACCATATCAGAGTACGTGTTTACAACGAAAAAACAGGACAAAAAGAAGAAGTTGTAGTGCCAAAAAGCACGGTAGCGATTGTTGAGAACCCATTATACGCTATCATCAACGAACCGAACTCAACAATGAAAAGACTTATCCGTAAGTTAAATTTACTGGATGCAGTAGACGAACAAAGCAGTTCGGGAAAGCTCGATCTGATAATACAGCTACCCTACATAATTAAGACTCCTGCGAGAAAAGCACAAGCGGACGCTCGACGTAAAGACATCGAGGAACAGTTAGCAGGTTCAAAGTATGGTATTGCTTATACCGATGGCACGGAGCGAATCACACAGTTAAACCGTCCAATTGAAAACAATTTAATGAAACAGATTGAATTTCTGACGAGTATGCTATACAGCCAGTTAGGAATCACTCAAACAATATTAGACGGTACAGCCGATGAGCAAACGATGCTAAATTATTCAAGTCGTACTATTGAACCTATTCTGTCAGCAATTGTTGATGAAATGAAACGAAAGTTTTTAACGGACGCAGCACGGTCACAACTACAATCAATTGAGTTCTTTAGAGACCCCTTTAAACTTGTTCCTGTAAACACAATTTCTGAGATGGCTGACAAATTTACTCGAAACGAAATTTTATCGTCGAATGAAGTTAGGCAAATAATCGGAATGAAACCATCGGAAGATCCGAAAGCAGATGAGTTAAGAAACAAGAATCTGAACCAGTCCAACGAAGATGCAACAAAGCAGAAAGAAACCAATAAGGAGGAAAAGTAAATGGAAGGCTATGATTTCAGTGGTTGGGCTACTCGGACTAACCGTAGATGCTCCGATGGGCGAACTATTCTGAAAGACGCATTTAAAAACAATGACGGACAAACAGTCCCGCTTGTCTGGAATCACCAGCATAACGACTCGTTTAACGTACTCGGACATGCGTTACTTGAGAACCGAACAGATGGAGTGTATGCATATTGTAAATTAAACGAGACGGAATCCGGGAAGAACGCAAAATTACTAGTCGAACATGGCGACGTTACCGCCTTGTCGATTTACGCAAATCAATTGAAACAGCAAGGCTCTAATGTGTTGCATGGAGCAATACGAGAGGTCAGCCTTGTACTAGCGGGTGCAAACCCGGAAGCATTTATTGATTCTATTATTAGGCACGGCGAAGAGTCCGAAGAGGAAGCTATCATTTATACAGGCGAAGATATTTCCCTGTATCACACCGAGGACGCAAACAAAGATGACAATGAGGAGGAACCAGAAAAAATGAATAATATTCTACAACACGCTGAAGAGAACGACGAAGAGACCATAGCTGATGTATTCAACACGCTTACCGACAAACAAAAAACGGTTGTTTACGCAATGATCGGACAGGCACTCGAAGATTCAGAAGATGACGACGATGGAGGAGAAGATGTGAAACACAACATATTTGATTTAGACGACAGTGACAGCGGCGATTACTTGAGCCATGCGGATACCGAAGCTATATTTAACGATGTTAAGCGTTATGGCAGCCTACGTGACGCGGTACTTGCTCACGGGATTGAGCAAATCGATTACTTATTCCCGGACGCACAAAATTTCACTAATACCCCGCAGTTTATTCAGAGAGACACGGGTTGGGTGCCGAAAGTTATGAATTCGACTCACCATACACCGTTCTCGCGCATCAAATCTATATTTGCGGACATCACAGAAGATGATGCTCGGGCGAAAGGTTACTTCAAAGGTAACTTAAAGAAAGAGGAAGTGTTTGGTCTCTTGAAAAGGACTACAACGCCAACTACGATCTACAAGAAACAGAAACTGGAACGTGATGACGTTATAGACATAACCGATTTCGACGTGGTTGCGTGGCTCAAAGCTGAAATGCGTCTGATGCTCGATGAGGAAATCGCAAGAGCTATTCTTGTTGGTGACGGTAGACAGTCTTCTTCCGATGATAAGATTAATGAGCAGTGCATTAGACCGATCTGGAAAGATGACGAGTTGTATACGATCAAGGCAGAAGTCAACGTTGCTGAAAACGCAACAGCAGACCAAAAGTCTAGAGCGTTCATTCGTGCAGCTATCAAATCTCGGAAAGAGTATAAGGGTTCCGGTTCGCCGACTCTGTTTACAACAGAGGACATTCTTACAGATTGTCTGCTTATCGAAGACCTTAACCAACGTATCATTTACGATACCGTTGACAAGCTAGCCACGGCTCTTAGAGTTAAGGAAATCGTAACTGTTCCTGTTATGGAAGACCTTGAGCGAGATGGCAACACGCTCATGGGAATCATCGTGAATCTTGCTGACTACAATGTCGGCGCCGATAAAGGCGGAGCGGTAAACATGTTCGACGATTTCGACATTGACTACAATGCTCAGAAGTATCTAATCGAAACACGCTGCTCGGGGGCCTTGACCAAACCCTTCTCAGCAATTGCACTGGAGCTGGTAGAAGCTACCGAACCGGTCGGGTAAAGTAAACAAGGAGAGAATTCAAAATGGCAAAATTTTACGGAGTAATCGGCTATGCTCAATTAGTAGAATCAGTTAAAGGCGTATGGGTTGAGCAGATTATTGAAAGGTTATATTTTGGTGAATTAACCAGAAACACCAGAAAGATGCAGTCGTCTCAATCGTTAAACGACGACCTTAACATTACTAACGAAATTAGTATAGTAGCTGATCCTTTTGCCAACGAAAATTTCCATTCTATGCGGTATGTAGAATACATGGGTAACAAATGGAAAATTTCAAGTGTCGAAGTTCGTTATCCAAGACTTATTCTATCAATCGGGGGGTTGTACAATGAACAGACGACTTCTACTACATGACTTGCTTGTAGAAACATTAGGATCATCGAATGTATATTTTCAACCTCCCCCGACAGTTAAGATGCAGTACCCGGCGATTGTTTATACTCGTAACAAAGTAAATTCTATTTTCGCAAACAACAAGATTTACAAACATATGGTGGAGTATACGGTAACAGTGATAGACCCGAACCCGGATAGCGATATTCTAGTCCAGGTTTTATCTTTACCTATGTGTAGTTCCACGAGGCATTTCACAGCAGACAATCTCAATCACGATGTGTTTAACATCTATTTTTAGGAGGAATTACAATAATGTCAAAACTAGTATGGGATAAAATTGGCGATCGTACTTATTAAACAGGCGTTAATAACGGCGTATTA